ACCAACAACACTTTCAAATTTATCAGTCTGAATTAATTCAACAGCCTGTTCAAGGGCTTCCTTAAAAGCTTGTCGCTTACAAAAATCCAATGATTTATCTTTCACATAATCGATATCATTAGTATCCGGATTCATTTTCATCCGATATAAAAATTCAACAATCTGATCTCGAAGAATGATATCATCATCCTCACTTAAGTCTTCCTTGATAATCGTTACTAATAAAGAAAGCGTTGGAAAACACTTGTATTTTTCATTATAAGCAAAATATTTCTCAGTTAGATAATTCAAGTATCTAATATCAAAAAAATCAGGTTTCATCACCTCACAAATTTGTGCTGCCCAACGATGATCACTCAAAAGCCCCTGAAATATTTTTTCTTGAAATGATTTGCCATAGTGCCCAAAACTGACATTGGCTCCGATGATATTATTTTGCATATTTTAAATTATCTTATCACAGAGTTAAGAGACCCAAAAAAAGAATCGGCATCAAAATTCTTGATGGATTCCCTAATCAAAATCCGCATAAATCCAATCTTATTTCGACTAGGCTCAAAAGTATCAGTTGCATAATCAATTTTTTTAATATGTTCGGCTGATAGATTGCGTGTATCTAAAAACATTAGTCTCCAATTGCGCTTCGCAATATCTCCATTTTGATTAATCTCTTGAAATAACTTGAGCTTACTTCCTTGAGATTTCTCCATGCTCATTTTAAGTATGTCATCCACCGATACAAATTCTTCATTCCCTAATGATGGAAATCTCTTTACCAACGTCTTAAAACCGGCTCCTTTTATACCTGATAGTCTGTCAGAGGGATCTCCAATAAAACACCGGGCCGTACAAAAATTTTCAACCGATATGCCATATTTTTCCTTCACAAGATCACGCGTAATGAATTTTTTTTGACCTGGTGACCACTGCATATTTTTTTCCGAAATCAATTGATAATAATCGCGATCAGAACTTGCAATTACGCAATGATCATCTTTAAATTTATTACGAATCAAATAACCAATCACATCATCAGCTTCACAGTCTCCAACATAAACCTGGCCCACGGGAGTGTGCTTAAGCAATTCAATGCATGTGGTGATCTGGTAATTTCTATTTTCAATCGTATCAGGAATATCTCCCTCATAATAACGGTTGAGTTTTTGAGGTCTTCTGCCTTGTTTATAATCCTTATATATTGCCCTACGACGCGGTGAACCGCCACCTTCCCAAATCACAAATATCTGTCTGGGTTCAATACGATCGGCCAATAATCTTACACCTTTTAAAAATCCTGTCATACCGCCAATGTGATTACCGGTTTCACTCATGGAAGGATTAACAACAAAATGACGCGTAAAAAAATTTAAACCGTCAATTAATAAAATCTGTTGATCGTTCATCCTAATGCTCCGGATCTAAAATTCCCTCTTCCAATTCCATGGCAATCGTGCGAACTTCTTCGTAAGACTCAACATCAACACTGGCATCTACACGAACCAATGCTAATTCAAGCAAACCATCAATATATGATCCAAAAAATTCATCTTCCATCATCTCCGCGAAATCAGCCTTATAAAACTTCTTTTCATTTATCACTTCACCAGTTTCAGCATTAGAAACCATAATTGTTTTCCATGCTCCGGTACCTCTAATATTAACATCATGACCGTTAACAACTCCAGGACCGGCTTTCCGAAGAAGATCAAAGATTTGTTCATGTTCCTTAATGCCTTTCCCAAAATGAATTTCAAAATCTATTGTGCGAAATGGTGGGGAAACTTTATTCTTAATCGTTTTAGCTGAAACATGAATACCGATTACTTCTTTATCTTTATTTTCAATTTTTTGTCCAGCTCCCAACTTAATCCTCACAGACGAATGAAAAGGAATTGCCTTCCCGCCCGGAGTGATTGTAGGATCACCATACATAACACCAATTTTTGTTCGAATCTGATTCAATATCACAAACAACACATTTTGATTACCAATAACACCGGTAATCTTTCTCATCCCTTTTGAAATAGCTCGTGCTTGCAAACCAATAGAATCTTTATCATAATCTCCAACTAATTCCGCTTTTGGTGAAGAGGCAGCAACACTATCCCAAACGATTGTCACAGGAATGTCTTTATCCATTGCCTTCGCTTTCATAATAGTAGCTTCAGCAATGGAAAGTACCTCCTCAGTACAATGCGTATCCACATAGACAAAACGTTTCTCAATATCAACCCCCAATGCTGAAAGATTTTCGACTGAGGTCGCGTTCTCAGTGTCAATGTAGACCACAATTCCACCCATGTGTTGAGTAGATCTAGCAATCTGAATTGCCAAATGTGATTTTCCGATTGATGGCGGTCCAAAAATTTCTATAATTCTACCTTCCGGAAGACCTCCATCACGTCGATTAGAAATAATATAATCCAACTGCTTAGATCCAGTGCTAATCCATCTTTTAACATGGGTTGGAGAGATATCATAAGCTAAATTATATGCAACTTTAGAACCGTGTTCTTTATTAAGCGATTGAATCAGATCTGAAGTAAAATCATCCGACACAACAGCGTTTTTCTTTTTTGCCATACGTTTATATTCCTCCCTAGTTATTTTATTACTTTGGGGATATGTGTTCAAAAAAAAATGGGGAGGATTACTCCTCCCCATCGCCTCCTAAGCAGTGTTAAGATCTTAGAGATCTTCCAAATCAGCAAATGCATCATCTAAACTTGCATATTTGGTAGTAGCAGATGAAGTCTCATTTACCTTAGGCTGTGACACAATTGCAGGACTACGTGAAGTGCCAATATTGTCGGTTACATCATCACCATTCAACCAATCATTAACAATTTTTTCTAATTCATCGTAACTTTTAAGTTCGTACATATCATCCAAATTTGGCATACTATCCAGCCAAACCTTGGCTTGTTTTTTATCTTCATTAAGTAAACCCTGCTTACCACGCGGCCGAACTTCTGTAGTTGCCCATTGGCGTCCCGGGGCTTTAGTACACGTCACTTTCACATCCCGTCCTTCAAATGGATCAGTAATATCGCCATAATCCTCATCCAGCATAATATTCAACAAAGATTGATATACTGTCTTTCCAAAAGACCACAAACGAACTCCTTTATCTTCCTCACCACGCACAACAACAGGAGCATAACTACGCATTTTAGGATAAAGCTTCTTGGCTAATTCATAAGATTCCTTAGAGCCCTCATCACGCAACTTGTTAATTAACTCTTTAATAGGATCCGGTTTACCAAACTGATATGGCGCCAAAAGACCCGGATTATTTCCAATATTATAATAAAACCAAAGCTCCTTAAAAGGTTGACCATCATTATCAGGAAAAGACATCAAGCGAACAGTTGCCTCTCCACCTTCTTCAGGACGCCACATGGTATTACGTCGACTATTGTTTCCGGAAAGTTGGTTTAGTTTATTGCGAATTGCATCAAAATCAATTGCCATTTTTTAACTCCTTAAATTTTAAAAATCCAAAATCATGATCACTTATCATAGATCTATCATAACACAAAAAATCAAATGTTCAAAATTAATCCTGAGGTGTTTGAGCTTTCTGCCACCCTGCTGGAAGAGATATCTTTTTTTTCTTTCTTTTTCCAGCAGGATATGTAGGACCGGTGCCCAATGGAGTAGATACTCCTGCAATATTGGCAACCACATTCACTTCTTCCTGACCAGGTTCATCCACTTCATCAGGTTCCACTAACAAATTTTCATAATCTTTTTTTTCAGATGATGCATCATCATCTTTTTTTTCACGCAATAATAATTCTCGAATAAAATTTCTTAATGCCTTCATGCCCACACCTCAAATCATATATATGCAATTCAAGATGTCTTAGACCGATGAATCACGGCTTGTTTTGCCTGTTGCAATAGTAAGGCCAATGAGGGTTCATGACCCACATAAAACCTATTTTCTTCAAAATGTGATCCACCTGCAAGTTGAATTGCAACCCATTCATCCTTCGACAATTGAACCCTAAAGTGCTGTAAGAGATAAAGCGTACGATGAGAAACTGACATCTTGGAAAGATCTTCATTGTATTTATATAATTGACCAAGTTTTTCCCGATGCCAATCGGAATCCTGATCAGTAAAATAATCAAGTTCCGTATCTCCCACTTTTCCAATCTCATGTAATAATCCCACACGTAATATGGAGGCAATGGGCACTGAAAAACCATATGCATCAGCCAATGTTCTCATCACTGCAGTGACTTCTAGCGCATGTTCAATAAGGCCACCAGGATAACACCCAATCTGTTCCGTTCTGGGTGACGCTGGACATGGCACAAGCCTTTGACCAAGATTATCCAATAGCTCATTCAATCCTGCATCACAAAGCCTCTTACAAAGCTTCTCGTATTGTTTCCAATTAACTTTAAGATTTTTAAGAGATCCCTCTGGCATTCCTTACCTCCAAATTATTATTAAAGGTATTAACAGATAAAAAAATGTTCAATTGTATCTAGGATTCTTCAGGTTTGGATTCTTCAGGTTTGGATTCTTCAGGTTTGGATTCTTCAGGTTTACTTTTTTTAGATTTTTTTAATTTTTGATTCCAACGAAATGCCTTAGGAGAAACATAGGCCAGAATTTCATTTCCCAAAATCTCTACTTGAACTTTATCATCAAAATTTAAATAACCTGCATTTTTCGCTCCTCGGAATGTTTCTCTAATAAATGCCAATGCATCTCGAACCGCAAGCTCACCTGTTAAGGAGACGGCAATTCCCATACGCCCAAATGCATCCTTCTTTTTTTGTGTATTATTGTATACTGCATCCATTTCCTTGGTGCCGCTAATCGCATCATTTAATATTTTAAGAATAATTTGCCATGGTTGACCACCTCCCCCTGGTTTAATTCCTAAATTTTGCATTAATTTTTTAGGATTAGAATCTGAAAGTGCCTTAAGGTTTGCCAATTCTTTTTTATATCTACCAGGACCAGGACCAGTTGTGCCAGGAAGATCCGACTTGTCATCTTTCTCTTCTGCCTGCTCCTTCAATATCTTTAAAACATACTCTCGGATGAATTCTTCATCTCTCATTGACATGCCTCCACCAATAACTATATCCCTTTCACTCAACCATCTTTACTTCTAAGGGAAAAGTCCCAAATTGTTCAATTGTAATCCCAGTGTTACAATATTCACGTACCATAGAAATTTGCTTAAATGGAAGTTCCAAAATTAAAGCATCATGTAACACAAAAAGCGGACGAATATCAGCAGTTTTTAATTCATTGCTTTCCAAAAGCTGGCAAAAACCTAGCATCGAAACATCAACAGCAGTTGATTGTACAAAGCGACTAAACAAGACATGATCTGCCAACTCTTCATCGAATTTTAGATTACGCCCAAAATAATTGTAAAACACAGAGTTATTGACAATATCCCTTCTTAAAATTTTCGTACGTTCTCGTACACCAAAAAACTTTTTAATTCGTTGAACCACTTGTGCTGCATTTTCATTAGGCATCATCTGCTGCAGCTTTTTAAGAGAAACCCCATAAAGAGCACACAAAGTTGCCAATTTGGCATGAGGCCTGGTGACTTTGCCATCAAACACTTCATCAAGAACATAACGATATACATCATGATATTTTATAGATTTTTGTGCAGCAAAAAGGGCTACCCGCGGTTCAAGTGAAATAAAATCAACTTGAATTATAGCATTTTCATCTCTGGTAGGCACAATAATATTTCGATAAGCAGATGGAAGAGTTAGGATCTGTGGTCCTGATCGCATCACAGCCCTACCGGTTGATGTCTTACAATAGTCATATTGTGGTAAGATGGCAAAATCATTGTTAATCGGTAAAAATGATCTTAAAACTTTTTGGACTGTCGGCGATTTTTCGTCATTTAAATATGTTTTCCATTTTTCAATATTAATACGTGCCGGTTGCAATTTCTCTGTCACGGATGAATATTTTTCGAAAATAAATGCATAAGGACTCTCATAAAAAATCTTATAAGTTGATCCAAGCTGTTTCAAAAATGCTTTGAGACGAGTATCATAAAGAAAAGATGGCAAGATTTTTTTCCATGGAATCGTTTCCATGGTATCACTCCAAATAAGCTGCGTTGCCTTGCGATGGGGCTCCGGTATAAGAGGTAATATTTTTTCATGTAAAAGACAAGCAACATCTTCAAACATGCGTGGTGTGTTACGAAACCCCCATGTCCATGCTTGTGGAGGCACTGTGTTGACCCAAGAAAAGCTTTCTGTACAAGGTTCAAATATTAAATGTTTCTCAGTTCCTATATAACCAGCATTTAAACATAGCATAATATAACCTATGAATCATTATAAATTTGTATAAGAATTCCACGATAGAATTATTTCTTTATTTGATCCATTTTGTTGAGAGAATTCATAGTCAAATCAAGCTTTGCCTTAGACTTTTGCAAGGTTTGGGCAGTCGTAACCCATTTTGCGTAAGCATCGAAAGAGACTAAATCAACATCCGTAGTAAAACCTGTAGATTTGATGGTATGGCTTGCACGAAGAACCTGATAAACATTATCGATTGAAGTTCCAGTACCAAAATCAATAAAAAACTCCTGACCCACCTCAAATAACGGGCATCCCATAGTCTCCAAGCTTACTTTGGTGGGCATAATTGCCATCGGCGGCCCCCCACCGGGTGCTCCGGGCGCTCCGCTAGGATTGTTGCTACGTGCGGATTGCATCGCGATTGTCGCCATCAAATCACTTCCCATTGTCTGCACATCTGCCCCGAGAATTGCAGTACAATTTGATCCATACTCGATTGTGGGTATGCCAAAAGACACAAATCTCTTGATCGTCTGATAGTTTGTTTTCAACACATACTGATTCTTCGCAACCTCCTTCAACTCACCGGTTTGTGAATCAACACTGTCTGGATTTGTGGGTTCTAGAAGGCCAGCATTAAACGCGTGTTTCACGCCCTCAAACCATCTCTTTGAGTGCCTGGCCGCCCAATTTGTTGCTTCCTTCACTTGCGGTTCTCCGGCGTAAGTGCCAAGAACGCCCAGAGAATTATCGACTGCCGACCGAATGAGCTGACGCTCAGTAGTGTTACCGGAATTCACCCCATCATATATTTGAATCCGCAAAAGTGTTTTAGGAATTGGCGTACCGGCGAGTGGAATTGCCTCAACATGATATGCTAATTTAGGAATCTGAAACTCCAAGTCCTCCTTTGGAACTTCTTCGCTTGATCCAAACCCGTAAGCTTTTCTCAATGCTGCATTCATCGCGTTATTGATGATTGATTCTTTAGTTTGTGATCTTGATCTTGTCTTTTTCTCGTTTATCTTATAGCCGTCTTCGTCCATGGTATAATATTTGTTAAGCCCATATGGATAATCTGCCTCATTAGAAATGAAATCGTTACGCAGCATCCCCATAAAGGAGCTCAGGGGCATGTTCAATCCGGTTCGTGCCAGTTTTTCGAATGATTTTTCGAATTGAGCAAGATTGATGGGATATTGGGCCAAATTAAAACCCCGCACGAAAGAAGCTTTTGCATTAATGGCATAAAAAATCACTTGAACTTCCTCAAAATTCCCAGATTTCACGATAGGTTGCGCAACAAAGTGCAGTAGAATCTTCGCAAAAGAAATATATTTACCATCGCTATTCTTTATTGTGGGACTGATCACACTTCCTTGATTCACAGGCACTCGAATCCACGGATCATTCTTTTTCATCAACGCTTTTTTCTTGCTAATAGCCGCATTGATGGTAGCATGATATGTAGAAACAGCACTACTGCTACTTCCCATAAGGATGTCTATTAATGCCTGGAGTTCTTTAATGTCACGATCCTTGCTCCTCTGAGCCAAAAATTTATCAAGTTTTTCCGTTGTGTCCTTATTCAATGTCAAAGCCCGATCAGCTGTAGCTGTCGAGTTTAAGGGTATCTTTTGAACGATGGCTTTTGCCCTTGCATTGTCACCTCCCACAATCTTTTGCCGCATCTCATTTACTGCATCCACTATTTGTTGAATGGCATCCCGTTGTTGCTTCCCCGTTTCTTTTGTTCCCTCCCCTATTGTGAGGGAATTTAACCGGTCTCCGCCCACTGTTGAAAGGGAAATGCTAATCGCGATTGTTCCATCAGCTCCGAATGAATAAGAAGCATTAGTGGCCATAAAAAGCTCACGGCGGTTCATCCCATTTAGAAAAGTGGCATATGAATTTCGCAACCCAGAACCTCCCATAACTCCGGCAGCAAGAGCCGCATCAGGATCAGCCGGGGAAGAAACACCTCCAGCATGAGTCCAACCATAATCGATTTCCATCTTTGTCTTACCAAACCTATCCGGTTTGATCAACGGAGCCAGAATATAAAGCCTTGATCGATCATAACACGTGATGCTCAAATCAGCCGTTTTCCATGAAATCATCCCAGGTCCTGTTTTAACAGATATCTTGAGTTCTTCAATCCCTGCCAATGGTCGAAAACGATCAAGAACTCCAATTGGACGAGATCCTCCACCTGGAGCAGTTTTCTCCGTAGCTGTCTGATCTTTCACATCAGGATCCTGGATCCCAGGATCGAGCCCTTCTGTGTCAGCAAAATCCACGTAAGGTGTGCCTGAAGTAAGTGATTGTGGAGTTAAAAACATCTCCATCCCTGTGGTGGTATATTTTGCAAAATCTTCAGCAGACGGGGGGGCACCCTCTTCATTATTTTGTAAAATCAACGCAAGATCTGCGAGCGCCTGCACATCTTTTGCCGTTGATATCATAAATGTGGGATCTACCACCGTGTTGCTGGGAGTATTAAGCTGCACATTTCCCAAAAGATCCTGAGGTATTCCCATTGCAATGAGCTTATTATCGTTGGACAAAGGTGGAAAATCGCTTATAAGCGTGATATCGAGCCTGGGGGCACATCGACTCCATTCTAGGGTTGGAATCGCATTCATGAAGACCGACACAGCACCGGTACCGCGTGTAACCGGTGTTTTCCCACAATCATTGACTTGAATGATCGAAAGATTAGGGGCCGCCTTCGTTGGCGAAACCGTGGATGTATTTAAAAGCTCCGTAGTCGCATCCAGATCAAGAAGTTTGCGGATGGACATGATACCCTTGTCAAGTCTTTTGGCTCCCTGGTTATCGAAACCCGACGGGTCGGGATTTTGACACATGGCTATTCCCTCCGTGATATCAGGTAGGGGTTCATAACAAACCCGGATTTCATCATTTAATAAATCAGCTGAAACACTCGCGACCACCTCTCCCAGCTCTTGGGGACTCTGTGATGCGTTGTATATATCTACTAAAATTTGCGCAATCCCAGGACCGGGTTTGCTTCGATCCTGCATGCTATTGATGATCTCATCCACCACACCTATCGCCACATATTCCTTGAACGCAGCTTTTTCCTGCCCAACATAATCTGTCATTCTTTTTAGGAATAATTCCTTGGCATTCGCATCCGGGACCCCATAAAACTTTCCGATATCAGCAACGGCTCGATCAAATAAAGTAGGCATCAGCTCACTAGCGCCTCCACTTGTGCAATGTTAGTCGGAATTATTAGCATTATTCCGGGGGGTATCTGCATTCCCCACCCAATACCGCTAGCTGCAGCAATGACCCACCAATATCCACCATCCCCATAATAACGACCAGCGATCTGATCCAAACGCTCGCCTTCCTTAGAGATATAGGTAGTGCTCGCAACCAATCCGCCTTGCACTGCACGATACAAAGGATATATTGATCGCTGGGTGCCATACTGGTGTCCCATATTTAGTTTTGGTGTTTTACTGTATCTACTAACTGCCATTATTTCTCACTTCTTCATTAGGCCATCACGGAGGTCGGTGATGGTTTGACTTCCGTCGCAGCCGGATCTCCTGCCTTTGTTTCATCGTTCTCTTTGGCTTCCTCAGGACTCGAACCGGCTGGAGGGGGCTGAGTGTTCCATGCCATATTATAATGTTCCTCTGTATACGGGCGTCCGTGAGTGAGCTTGTTAAAGTCTCCAACCGGATGTGTGGGAGCCCTAAGGCTTCCATCAGGAGCCAATCCCGGGGTGATGTCATGGATGACCGTGAATCCCAAATCAACTGTGGTCCATATCGGAGCCTTGTTGTGCATGTTGGACTCCCACGGGGAATCAGAGTATGTAAAGTTAAGAGAAGTTATAACTCCAGCCAACCCAGAGCCCCGTGTTGCCTCAAACGACCGAACAATGGGATTCTGCAGAGTTGCCTCAACTTCCCCACCGGCCAAGAAGTCCTTTACACCGATTTCCTCAGCGCTGGCAACCTCCGGAAACTCTTCCGCCACGATGGCATCAGCATCTCCTTCCGCGGAGAATTCACCCAGAGCGAACACATGCTTGCCCGGGACCAACGTTACCTGATATTGCACCCCGGTTTCCCCAACCGGAAGATTTCCCTCCGCAGTAAACTCAGGAGAGTTGACAATAACAAGATATGTATATCCCCCGGGAGGGATGTCGACAGCCGGCTCCCCGGTTCCTCCAGGGGCGGGTGCCGCAGGATCCGCATTTGGAGTTGCCGGCGAATCCGGAGGGGTGGCGTTTGGTGCAGGGTTGGCTTGCTTGTGCTTTATCTCTATGTCTCCTTTTTCAACCACCACTTTTGTTCCCGCAGGGATCTTATCAAGATATAGTGGCGTATCGGTCGGGGTGGGAGAGAACATGTCGGTCGAAGATCCCGCCCCCCCTTTTTCCGCAGTGATGGCAATATTGGCAATATCTGCTTTGATTACGAGAGGTATCCCCTTGGCGAGCACACCGCCAGTTTCTGAGAGCAGCTTTGTTTGAGCCTCGGTAGCCTCCGTTCCAGCATCAGCAGCCACCTCACCTTTTTTCTCAGCATCTGCTGCCGTGTCCTGTGGTGCGCCTGCAGCTTTCTTGAAACTAGATTCGAACTGGGGATCTCCAAGCCCGAAAAGTCGTGCCAACCCAAAGCGTGAATAATTGGAGGATACCACATCCCCAATTCGCATGCGGACAACTGGGGAAGCTGTCGGGATCTGCGAAAACGGCATCCGGAATTTACGCTCTCCAGATTTCATCAACTTACCGGCAGACCATTGCGGATATATCATCGATACGAGCTTATTGATCTTAAACCACATTCCTGACATGTCAGTCTCGTTTGTGGCAGCCACCACAAAAGAAAGCGTCAATGACCGTGTGGTCTTTTGCAGAATCATCACATCATCCATGCGACCGTACGCTTCTTTGGCAGACCATGAAGGAGCAAAAGACTCCGTCAAGCTTGTGATGAATGCGTGAAATGTTATAATCTCATTGGTGCGCAAATCATGAAAATAAAATGGACAGAACTCTGCTTCAAGGTGTGCCTCCATACGTGAGACAAATGCTGGATCAATAATTCCGCCCTTTTGATTTTCATGGCTCATGTATGCCGGGCGCGTTTGATTTGTGGGATTGATAGAGCTCACCGCCAGTAACTTCTTCTGCATGCTCTGTGCCACGTAGGCTCCACGTAAGCCGTGTCCGGGTAAGTTATGACCCTGTGCCAACATAAGTGAACGCTGCAGCTCCATCGGAAGAAGATACAGAGACAAAGCACTATTGGAGCTCCACACAAGCTCATCATCTCCAAACTTCCGACGAGATTTCTGTACCCGAAATTCTGGGGTGGGCAGTTTTTTATTAGCCGGTACCTCTCCCTCGGGATTAAAATAATTAAAATTCGAATCGAGCACTTTATCGCCAACCGCCGCCATGGTCATGATGAAACGCCAAGTGGTGGAAGTTGTCAGAGCCTGAATCACACCGAAAATGGCACCCATGGCACCCGTAAAAGAACCTATATTTCCGAATGCCGCAAATCCCTCCGTAATTTGTTGTATGTCTCGAGCAACGGCGCGCATAATGCTGGAATAATAACCTGAAGACATAATAAGATTTTCAAGCATATCGAAAAGCTCCTGGAAATTCGGAACAAATCCGCCGGCTCCAGCCATCAATGAACCCAATCCCCCAGAGGCAAAACCATAAAACGACTCCAACCCTACAGGAAAACATGCTTCCCAACCGTGATGTGTGTGTGGGATCCCAAGCATCTCCATAAACTTATTTCCCACACCGGATGACCAATCTGTGCCCGAATCCCTAGGAGCGTGTTCTCCCTTGATGCCTTTCCAAACCTTGGGGGTTGGCGCGTGTTGGGTAAGATCGGAGGAATTATTTCCAATGCTACCATCACCCTTAGGACTAAATGTTCCATGATCTGCTCCGGATGCGATCGCTTGCCAAATCATTTGAATGAATATAGCGATAACCAAAAGTCCTATGATCGTCAGAGCAGCCAAGAGAATCATCCCTGCAGGGAAAGGACCGCTAAAAGGTTCATTCGGGGAATTAAGTTGACCCCACGATTTTACGGTGCCCAGCTGCCATTCGCTGTCAACAATCTGAAATTTACCATCATCACCAAACAATCCCAGGTCATTGGCAAGTGCCAGTGGATTCACATCTACCATATCCACCTGTGTTCCAGGAAGAGCTGTTTGATCAAAAGAAAACCCAGTTCCCGGGAGCATCAAAGCATCCTCAGCGTCTAAAGAATCACCTCCATGACCGGTAGCATTGAGCATCATTCTCATTGCGAGATCCTGTAAGTCTCCGGCGCTAATTTCCTTACCTTTGGTAGAAGAACCCCTTGTATAAGCCCCAAGCGAACCTTGATTTCGATACAGACCAGCGGTCGTTTCACCATCACGAATAAAAGGTGTGTCATCGGAGGGACTAAAACGATTGTAGAGCAATGCCATGGACACATTTTTTTGTGCCAGACCAGCATCACCCGGAGTCTGAATGTTTTTATCTCCAGCTAATGCCTGTTGACCCCCATCACCACGATAACCCCCTGCCGCCTTAATCTGAGATCCTAACACCTCATTATTTTCGACCGACCGTACACTCTTGTCAACTACTTGTGGTTCGGTACCCTGAGATCCACCGGGCGTGGGAATCTCAATATTAAAATCTAGCTGTCGTAGATCCGAATCAGGCACACCAAATTGAACACCTGCAGCCTCAAATTCAGCTGCAAGAGCATAACCAGGCCCGAACTGATTTCCGGCCGGGGGGTCTTCAGTCGGTTTAATTATTTCTAACAAATAATCTCCAAGAGTTTCCTTGTACTCCTTGCTGAGATCAGAGCCATCAGGATTCATTGTGGGATATTTATCTGAAGGTGTTACAATAGGGTTAGCCACTCTGCTTTTCTCCGTAGTGTTTCAGAAGATCCTTCATGAAGTTTTCTTTTTCATGGGGTTTCATTTTATTAAGCATGTTTAATGGAATTGCGCATGCAGCTGCTAAGTTTCGAATTCGATGATCCAGTATTCGTTGTTCCAGCGGATTAAGTTTTTGATTCATGGCATCAAGCGCACCAGCATTCTTCAGCATAGTATAAATCTCGGGATCAACTTGGGATTCTTCCGTTTTCTTTTCTTCACTCATTTTTATTTATCTCCAATATCACACATTATACTGTTCCTGTTCCCTTAAGAGCCAATCTAGATTTACTATTCACGCCGGAGTTCCCAGACAAATATTCAACCATTTCTTTTCTGCCTAACTTGATATGTACATCAATATTCACATTCAAACGATGATCGCCGATGGAAACCATATGTTGTTTTGCCCCGGACGCCATGGCACCAGCAAAATCTGAAAACGCCACCTCAATTCCCTGTGTCTGAATTTTGTCGAATAAGCCATCCAGTTCAGCCAATGTTGCCGCAACTTCCCCTGCTGCAGTCAGGGCATTTCCTTGCAGGGTAGCATTAAACTGATCAATGGCCCCGATACCCTCAGTTCCCATATACTCGTCAAGCGTGACAATTCGCTTCCACATCTGCTCAAATTCTTCCAAGGCCATCGATGCCAATTGCATATTCGTAGTTAAACCTTCAGGTACCTGAAGAAATGCTACACTATCAAAAAGCTTTGCCATCGAACCATTTTCACCCAGAATATGCGCGGATATCCAATCCATATTCGCGCGCATGTTCAGCAGGTCCCCGGTCTTCGTCTTCCCCATCACATCCTTGAGATCTCCCATGGAATCCATAATCGGATCCATATAACCGAATATCTTCTTAAGATTCTTAAGCCGACGGGATGTTTTGCCGTGTAAATGTTTAGAAATACTGGCTACACCGTTAAGAAACTTGGACAATTCGCCTTGTGAACCACCGGCAAACAATCCTGCCATGGCTTTTAAGCCCATCACAATTACATCTACTTGCATGGTACCAGGAAGATCTTTCATTCCTTTGATCGATGTCATGACTGGATCCAGATATCCGAATACCCTCTTAAGGCGCTTAAGTCTCTTTACATCGCGGTCAGTGACATTGATGGAGGCAACACCGCTAAACAACCTTTCGAGAGGCTTGTCTCCATGCAATATGAGATCAACAAAAGTTCCAATGCTACTTGCCATGTTTTGCAAAGGCGACTGTAACCCTGGACCGACATCCATCTGTACACCACTAAACGGACCTTTAGCTGAAAAGAGTGATCCCACGATCTTAATCATTTCCATGGCCCCAAGAAAAACATTCAATTTATCCATAGCGAGTTTTGGATCTTTCATCTTGTTGGTCGCCGCCACGATGTCTGATACCATGCCTGACATAACAGGAAACATGTCTTTCATTGCCGTTGCGGCACCTGTGAGCATGGGAGTAAACGCCTCCATGAGACTCTTAAGATTCTCCCAATCAGCACCCTCGGAACCCTCGGTGATCTTGGCAAACGATTTTGTAACACCTCCCACGGTTTTTAGAAGCGTTGTCATGGCTTTGACTGCTATTCCCATCATCTTTGACGCGGCATTCATCATGGCGGGGCTAGCACCAGATGTCGCAGCAGCGTTAACAAAAGTTCCAAGAGAATCCCCTAAACCCTCCATGACACCGCCCAAGTGTGCGAGAATGCCGTCTTCACCGGTGATGGCATCTTTTATCATGGGTAGCCGCGCATTCACGGCATTCATCATCGCGATACCTGACTCGCCCACGTTGTCCGCGGCGGTCGCGACGGCGTTCATTTCACCATCAGTCGGACTAAAAGCCTTCATGATTGCGGCAATTGCGGTTAAAAGGCTAGCCATGGAACTGACCACCTGAGCAGTAGCCGCATCAAACTTCACACCCTTCAGCGAGTCTATAATATCAATGATGAACTGTTTTGATTCCTGGATCACAGTAACAATGTTTGAGCCCTGAGCTGTTACAAAATCTGTCATCGCGGTGAGCATTTCCGGAATATCATCATCATCGATTTCTTTCATAATCGCTTCTATGTTCGCCGAATTCGGCTGCAGCGCACCCATAATCGATGCCAAGGCGGTCAACACCGTGCCGATAGCAGTCGCAGCTTGGGCACTTTCCCTGGTAACGCTGGATGATTTTGCCAATTCGATGATCAGATCGATGACCTTTACCAATCCATTTTTTAGCATAGAGTCAAGCATCTTGCTAACTGCCGCAATGTTGCCCGACATTGTTTCACCCCGTAGTGTACCGAGCAAACCGGGATTGATAGCTTCTAAAACTCTTCCAATATTTCCAGCAAAGTCTGCCATGGATTGAAGCATAGTACCCAGGTTTTTCATAATGGCGTCCAGGGCTGCTGGGTTCTTTACATCATTTGAAATTTCTGCTAATATCTTCAGCACAGGAACAACTTCAAGTACCAATAACGCCGCGAATCCACCTACGGCAACCATGCCGATAGCCAGAACACCGGCACCGATTCCCCATGATGCGGCAATGACTGTAGCCACCCCCATGGCGATGGGAATAAGCCACGCGACAACCTCTAAAAAATCCGCGAACCCTGTAAAAAACTTGCCTACAGCGGTTAACTCTTTAGGAGTCCCAGCTTTGGAGAGCAGGAACACCAAAGCTGCACCCAAAGCTCCCATGGCTAGCGCAAATAAGCCTACCGCAACGAGGCCCTTAGTCGCTGAGGTCGGATCCATCTTCGAAGCAATGAATGCTGCTCCCATTGCAAGAACTGCTGCACCAATCAATTCAACCACCAAAAGCCCAAACGCGATAACCTGGTCTGCAGTTACATTTTCCATTTCATCTATCGCTTCCATCGCTGGAATAACTATCCAGTTAACTAGCCCGTATAAGAATGCGCCAATGAGTGCAAGCTGACCGGCCATGTTCAATATTCCACCCAGTCCGGCAAAAGGATTGCCAGGAGGAGCAGGGGGAACCGCAGAGAAAATCCAGCGAAAAAGCGCGCCCAACGGTGCTAGCACAGCTCCCAATATGGGAAGAAGTCCCACAATTATCGGAGCAAGCGCAGCAACCAAAACGGCACCTAGGCCGTAAAGAACGTAATCAATGTATTCCCAATTAAAAATATCATCCCACAATTGTTTTCCAAATTCCTGAATCATCGGACGGTATTCTTCATATGCATCCATCAACATAGGCCAAGCGATAGACCAAAGATCCGCAATGGAACTTCCCAGCTCGGTGAAAGAAGGTCCTAAAGATGTTTTCAACTCTAACCAAACCGCAGAAAACATTTCTACCAAAGCATCCCACATTTCCCCAAATGGTCCAACTGAAGGCGACTGAATGAATGCAGTCAACCACTTGATTCCCTTAGTCAGGCCCTCGGCGGCATATTGTACCAACCCAATAAAGATATTCTTAAAAGCCTTGGCAAATTGCTGAAATCCCTTCCATATATCACCACCACCGCCGGCGCCGCCGCCGAGCCAACCTGTAAAGATCTTTCTCACCTTTTCTAGAAAAACCTTGACGCTAAATTTCCCACCAGAACCGCCGACCGCATCGAAGAATTCTTTAAAAGCTTTTTTAAGCGGATCCAAGAGAGTCTTTTGAAAACGACTTGGATCAAAAATCTTCTTCAGGCCGCCGACCATTTTCGCAATACCGGGGAATGAAGTGATAAACATCTTGCCGATCTTTCTTCCGAATTGGTATGTCCTATTCAGGCTTTTACGGATGGCTCTAAGCATGCTTCGAAACTGGTGGCTTCGCTTAACACCGCGCGAAAAACCTTGAGCGAATGCATCCCAGAAACTCTTGAACTGTCTGTTACCGGTTTCAACGAGCCTTTTGATATTCTTGCCCATCTCTTCCATGATCTCATTTAATTCACGCTTTTTGTTAAGGGTTTTATCGGCCTCATCCTGGAGATCTTGTTGGGATTTACCTTCTTTTTTTGCAGACATCATGGCGCGCATGGTAGCATCATCCCAACCCATTTGTTGTTTGATCAATGCCTTCTGCGCATGGGTCATGCTGTCCAAATCTTTGCCAGAAGCCTTGAAGGCCCTACGGAGCTCTTCAAGCTGTTCACCAGGTGATGCAGCAGTCACCATCTTGTACGTGTCGATCTGAACGCCTAATGCCGCGTTCAAAGCAGAAGCAGATTCCGCGGCATCTTCAAAATTCAACCATTTATCCATGATGCCAGCCAACGCTTTTACTTCAATCCCCATTTGAACCACTTTAGCGATGGATGCCGCCATGGCAGGCTTGCTAACATCGCCAAAATGCTCAAAATCCTTTGCAGCTTCTCCTAGCGCCTTACCCATTCGCTTTTCAGCAACGTCAACAGCAACTGCCAGATCTTTAGAGAGTTCGGCCATGTCCGCCATCACTCTCATGACGTCCTTGCCCGCATAGTCGGCGGTTTTCATCATCGCGGTCATTTCCTCTGCGGTCAAACCTAGCGCTTTCTGCATCGCGGCTAGCTCTCCTGCATTCTCCTCAAGAATGGGTCCCAAGCTGCGAAGAGAGTGACCCATCGCCTTTCCCATCTCAGCAGCCCATTTCATTGCTTCAGCCATGCCCTTTTGACCATAACCAAAGATCTTGCGCATTCTGACTCCGGAGCCACCCACGCTGTCCTGCTGCTTTTTGATGTTTTTCATCGCACCGATAATATGCCTAGCTTCCTGATCAAATCGGCCGAATTCTTCGCGCACCTCCTCATACGCTTTTCTCAGTTCTCCGCCGCCACCGCCCATCGAACCGGCCATTGAAATGATGCCACCAAGAATATCAAGGGGCAAGAATAAAATCGCCTTTCCAACGCTAAAAATCCCCTGCACCAATCCCGTGACAATACCCGTCACAGTTTGGACTATTCCACCGATCTTATTAAAAATACTTGATATGCTAAATAATCCCAACCCAGCAGAGAGCACTTTCCCAAATGTTGAAGAAAGCAAGCTACCACCTTCTGAAGCGTTCGCTTGTTCCTCCGCCATTCTTTGAAAACATTCGGCCATCTCATTAAGATTTTCACTCATCTCTTCAGCTTTTTCTGAACCTTCTTCCAATCCTTCTTTTAATTCTTCAGTACGGCGAACCGAATCTTTGGAAGGCCCACAAGACTGCATGGACTTACACATTTTTTGAGACACACCAGCCTGTTGGGATAAGAGTTGTGCCTGATCTTTGAGAAGTTTTGCCCTCTGCTGAATCGCATCATTGATTTGCAATTGCAATTGCAGTTGTTCCGCGAGATTATCTGCCATTAATAGCTACCTCTACAAGATCTACACCCTTAAGTAATTATGTCGCTTGATAAATTTACAGCCTTAGAGAGGCCATGTGAACCCGAAATGTTGTTTAAAATCTCTGGCAGCATTTCTTTTTTGCAATAATTTATTTTGAATATTAGCCATGGAAGACTTGGGATCACGAAGAGATTCAAAGAGGTATTGTGAAGCTTGAATAGCTGTTTCAACAATGTGAATTTTTGTTTGATCACCTACTAACCTAAAATCAATAGGAATATTCATAATTTTTGCAGATGCATAACCAATCATTTTTTTTGCAGATTTATTCATCAGGCCACGCTCCTTTCAACTAAATATGGATGATCATGAAAATCTTCTTAATTTAGCTGGTACATTCTCCCTGCTAAAACCTTGTAATGCTCGGGCCTCGCCCGTATTATGATGCATTGCCCGAGATGCGCTTTGTTCATTTTTATTAGAGCGCTTAAGTTCTTGATTAATACGTTGAAGAAACCATATACGCTGCCATACCGGAAGCACATATGCCTCAGTGTATGTAAATCCCATGTAATACATTAGAGAAAAGATCTGTTCAAGGAATATTTCCTTGTCATTATGCGTCAGGCCAAAAAAACGCGGCACCCATGGGCAGGCGCACCTCCGAGTGCTCGCCACAATGAACGCACTCCATCCATCCTTTCATTTCAATTCCAGGTTCCGTTTTATCAATGAATTTTCTCAAATAGAGTGAATCCCTGGCGGGCATATTACGAACAAAGAAACTAATTTTATTTTTATCAGTTACATTATCGATTGCCATAATTTGTCTAGAAAAACGCTCTGTAATCAGTGCATCAGTTTGCATTCCGCTTTTCTTTTTCCTTTCTGCAATTACCATCATTTCACGTTCATCATTTCCAGTCATCAAACGATATCGAATGGTTTTTTTAGTCATTGGAAGCTGGGTTTCAAATAAATTAGCGCCAGCAGCAATAGGAGAAACCTCCAATCGTTTGATAGGTAATTCAGCTAAATTAAATTCTTGTTTTGAACGTTCACTACACGCAGGACAATCAACTTCAATAGGATATTCACCCCCATAACCAGTTATCCGAATAGCCGTCATAAGAGCATTACGATCCCCAATCAACATATCATTGACATCAATGTCTTTATTGATCAAACATGATTTGATCAATTCGCTAATTACTGTACCTTTGCGGATAAGTGCTTTTGAAGTTAAAATATCTTCTTCACGAGCTGTCATCGCCTTAATTTGTATTGTTTCCTGACCTTGCAATGGGGACCCTTCTCCATAAATCAATCCCCGAGAAGGAAGGGGCACATTTTCCACCGGGACATCGAACCCAAAATCATCTTTCATCACATTACTGGTTTGCATTCCAGGTTGACCACCATGCTGCGGCCCAGAAGGCATTCCGCTAGTGAATATCTCATTCTTAGATTGTCTGGTTGTATCGCCGGACATAATCACCTCTTTTGTAAAATCACTAATCTAAATATCAATGGAAAAAGAGGCATGTAAATAAAAAAACCCCGCATATGCGGGGTTTTAAAAATAGTCAATTATTGAATATTGATATTAGTATTGCAAGACGCAATTATCAAATCTTAATGTAAGACTAATCTCGGCAGGATCTTCAGTGGCATAATCTAACTCGCCAAAAGCTGCCGATGTAATGAAACAACCTTTAATATCCCAAAGCTCAACCACAGTACCAACAGGATCCGTTAGCTTAAGTTGGCAATCACGCTTATAAAAATCAGCATAACCGCCGCGACCTGAAACTGATTCAAAATGTGTACGCACCCACTCCATCACTTGTTGTGCCCCAGACGGTGCAATAGGATCGTGGAGGGTTACCGTGAGCGTTTCAAATTTTGTTTTACCTGCCAGATAACGAGTTGAATTCATAAAAGACATTTCTTGCTCGGCCGTAGTAAATGTCGGACGTGATGTAGTCTTCATCAAAAAGGAATCAATGCCTTCGATAGCAAAAACCCAGCGAAATTTGCGCTTTGGTTCGAACTTATTGGGTAACATATCTGTGACTGAAAGAGTCTCTGCCATTTTCTATTCTCCTAAATGCTTTCCTTATTTAAATATACTCTCAAGCGAAAAAATATTGTTTTCCGTCTTTCTTTTATAATGCATCCTGATCAATACTATTTGTTACCACAAAATCAAGAGCAATAAACTCAACTGAACGTGTGGGCTGTAAAAAGATTTTTCCACGAATTGTGTTATTCTCAATATCAGCCTGTGTTGTTGTTGTCGCATCAATCTGAACTTTAAATCGATCCAAACCTTGCTGTTGTTGAATCTGAGAAAGAATTGGGTTAACAGCTGCCGTGAAACGTGCCAACGTAGATGCCCGATTAGGTTCAAAAAGAATTCTATCGGCAACCTTCTTCACCTTGCGTCGGATGTCAATCAATAACCTTCTCACATTGACGCGATCCAGAGAACTCTGCGCCTTGAGCAATGTTTTTTGACCCCATACAACCGGTCCGGAAGTCCCTGCATATTGATTGATCGGATTAATATCAGTATCATAAAGAACATCTAAATTACTCTGATTAAGCATCACATCAAGAGCGACAACGTCTTTCAAGGCACCCCGGGTAAATCCGGCAGGAGCAAACCATGGATGCCCAATTGTATCGTTCAGTGCAAATGCCCCCAAGACTCCCACAGTCGGAGGCACATTCATTTCTTGACCAGTAGTTTTATCCATAAGTTTTATATCTGGAAAATAGGCCGCTGCAAAGGAAGTATCTAAATTTCGATCTCCAAAACGCCGGACCGTATTACCAACATCAACCAACTGCAAATTAGAAGCTGTAACAAATTTATTGGCCGAATCTTTTTGTTCGATATCCATCAACAACATGGCATCAAATCGATTTTCCACCGTATCCACCGCATAATTAGTGATAGATGGATGACGTTGCCCCGGGATCGTGAGAAGCTTGATTTCAGCATCTGCTCTTTCTCCCAAGATATCCAAGGCTTTTCGATAAGCCCTTATTGTTGGACCGTTTTCTACACCGCCTTGCCCTGTTGGATTGTCATATTCTCGTCGAACAGCCAGATTATTCAAGTTGGATTTATTGTAATCAAAGCTGTTAACTCCATTGAATCCGCCCTGCATGATCATGTTAAATTTGAGATACTTCTGGGTTGTTGCATCTCCAAAATCTTTGGTCACATTCAAAAATCGACCAGTTTGTGTACTGTCATCAGACATGGTCAGATCTGCCAACACTCCATCGCGGCGATATCGTGCTGTAGCCCACTCAGCTGCCATTGGAAGGTTATTATCATCATTTGCAACCACAGCGCCGCCACTTCCTGTTGCCACCTGCACGCGTTCCAGTGTGAATAGGTTATTGCAGAAACGATCAGCATCCAACACTGAACCGCTCAGATCTGCTGTGCCTGCATTATCACCGACCCATGCATTTTGCCACACCGACTGATAGCGCGGGAAATACTTTGTCCACGAATCAATAGATTCTTCATGTTTAGTCGACTTGTTCGGCTCTGTCAAACTGTGTTGCACTGTAGTTTGAACTCCCCAATAGAATGCTGTATTAGGAGCCCTGGTACCATTTTTCAATTCAGCAAGGTTTCGTCGAAATGGAATGGGAGGTTGTGTAATCTCTGTTAAGGCGGTGACACCATCCATGGCCCAACCCGACTTGCCGCGGGTGACATCCACCGGGCCGTTCGTTTGCGCTCCCAAATTCCAGTTAGCTGATCCTGTATATGCTGTAATGATGTGAGATCCTGACGTCAACAGGTGCCATGGCCCGCGGAAACCTAGGGGTAGTGCAGTGGGTGATATGCCAGCCGGTCCCTTATCAACCTCACTGGATACTTCCACACGCACGAACTTGGAAACATTAGGATATTTTCCGTCGATCACCAATTTTTGTGCCGTGGGATCGCGATCCCAATCGTAATAAGAATTCATATCACCAATTCGACGTGCAATATAATCCGCTGATGTCGGATCTAGGTTGCAATTAGTGTATTTTTCATATACTACCGGTAATCGATCATTATCCTCTAAGCTACGAATCAGCACATCGAAAGTTCCATAGTTGTTACCAGGCTTGGTGTTTAGAGATTTCCTGATATTAAGAATGCTGATTTTTATTTTTTCAGGAGGCACATCAACGGAAGTAGATGCATAACCTCCCACCCCATCAGAAAGAGCATAGAACCGGAATAAACTTTCGGGTCCATCACCGAAATCCTGTGATACTACGAACGACGAAAAAGCAGTGCGATAACGATCCTCGTAACCATCAAAATTAGGCACTCCGGCCTCTTTTGTGACGGGAGATCGAGTATTGGTTCCTGCAGCCGAGCCTGAATTGCGCCCGATCGAAGCAGTAACCAAAAAGACAACATCTTTTCCGGAAGCCTTTTTATTGGTATCGCCAACCCCGTCGGCCGGTGAAGTGGAGCCGTACGGTGAAGATCCGCTTAAGGCCGAGGAAGATCCAGTCACCACTGCAAAGGAATTGTAAACATTCCAGTGCGCATAAAGGAGATGCCCTGCTGTTTCCAGGGCCAAAGGATCCCGATTCAATTGATTAGCAAAATAAGCATCACCCGCCTGTGGATCTAAGGAACATGTGTATACAGCAGGAGCTCCAGCGGCTGATCTATGACCATTCAACAGCAGTACAAAACGATCGCCACCGTTAGCAGATTTATCAACATCTCCCACGAAACCACCGCCGATGTCTTCCGTCGGAGAATACATGCTCCCACCAAATCGCGCAGTATGATACGTCAAGCTGTCGCCACCGGGCCGGGTGGCGTTTATATTACGGCCCAATTGGGTCAGGGCTGTATTATTCCAATGTGTTATACCCGATAGCGCCGGTACAACACCAGAAGCCGCAAAAAGAACACCACGTAAAATAGGCTTGGAACCCGTCAGCTGACTCCAACCTGTGTTGATATCATAACCGTTTCCAGTATTCCCAACTAAAATATCAGCTTCTCGGAAAATAGTAGAAGTAGTATTAGATTCCGACATGAAACAGCCAAAAAGATATGCTCTTCCTTCCTGTCCGCGGGAAGCATCAGGAATATAAGCATATGGATTATTAGCTTTTACACCGCCTTGGGAATCTTCTACCTGTCGAGCCCCTACCACGAATCCAGCCCTGGTCACCTTACCGGTATTGTCTCCGGAGACGGTGCGCTTCTTCCCATCACCGACTCCCAACACTCTCATGAATGTACCGGACTTGGCACCGTTTTGCAACCATTGCTTCATTGCCAAAGCACCGAATTTGGTCGAATCCACATCGCCAAACGACACAACGAATTCCGAAAAATTTGGAACTGTAATGGGAACAAAGGCCTGTCCCTTCGTGGATGTGCCTATGACGCCAGCTGGAATTCCCTGTGGTGATGATGGCTTAGGACCGCTTAAATCGATCTCTTGAGCTTTTACGCCCGGACTGCTAAAAACTTGCTCGCCCATTCTCTATGCTCCTACTATGCTACGTGCTACTAATATGTATTTCATTACTCAAAACTTACGCCTGTTGCAGTGATAATAAAATCAATTGCGATAAATTCTACAGCCCTGGTGGGCACGACTATAATCCGTCCATTTAATCGATTCGCTTCAATATCAGCTGTTGAATTATTGGTATCATCCATCACAATCTTAAATTGCTCAATGCCCTGTTGCGCCTGAACTAATGCCAAAGCTGGAACAGCACCTCCTATGAAACGTGCTCTAGTCTGTTGGTTATTTTGTTCAAATAATAGATTTCGTGCAACAGTGAAAATCAATCTCTTTACCTCAATCAACATTCGACGTACATTAATTCGATCAAGAGCAGTTTGCATAAGCTGAAGATTTTTTTGACCGAAAATCACGAATGTAGATTTGCCCCCGCCATTCGGAAAATTAGCAATTGGATTAATTCGAGCTTCATAAAGTGTATCTCGATCTCCAGTTGTTAATCTAACATCAATATTGGTTACAAAATCCAATGATGCCCGATTAAAACCTGCCGGCGCAAACCACGGACGTGCATTCCTATCATTAAATGCCAAAGCACTTAAGGCCGCAACGGATGGTGGCACCTTGACAATTCGATGATTAGTTTGATCCTCTATATACACATCTGGAAAATATGTTGCCACATAATTGTTGTCCAGATTTCGTGTATCAAACTGTTTTGCTGTTTGTGCCACAGCCGGCCGTGTACCATATATACGAGCGGAATCTTCGTTATACGGTTCCAGATCCATCACATAAAACTGCTGACCATTTTCCTTGGACTTATTTCCCGCGTAATCAACCACAAGAGGTGTTCGAATACCTGGAATTGTCATAATATTGGCATTCGTAATATGAAAATCTGCCATTACACGGGCAGCAGCACGATAAGCCCCAATAAGATTATTATCTAGATTTGTGCCTGCTGGATTTGAAGTGCCATTAGGCTGTGTTCCCAAACCTGTATCAGTATAATCTGATGCTGCCTGTCCTCCTCCCGCAGTATTGGATGAACCCCTATCAGTCATATAATACTGATTTTCATTCAAAATATTCAAGCCATCAAAGCCGCCATAAAAAATGTTAGTAAATTTGGCATACTCAGTAAATCGATTAAATTCGACCGAAGAAGAACCGTACAATGTAGCCAAAGATATTCGCCCTGGATAAAGAGAACTCACATCTGTAAATCCTGCATCCGTAATCAATGATTTCCCAATAGAGGGAACGGCATTTCGCACATATGCAGCACCTTTCATGTGCTGTGTTGCCGTGCCTGAAAGATTTGAAATGTGACCACTGGCATCCAGTGTATTCGCCAGTGCAACTCTAGCTAAAGTAAATTTATTATCATTCTGAGAGTCAACAGCCGAACCTGTCAATAAAACATCAAGTTTCCCAATCCCAGAAAACTTTGTATAAGCCCGAACAATGCGATTAAGCTGAGTTCCCTCATTTGGACGCATAATAGGCTCAGTTGATGTGGAAGTCGCGCCGAATGTTCCTGTTGGAGCAATACTGGTATTTTGCACTCCCCAATAGAAACGTGAATCAACTCTTTCATCAGTCCCATTCATGCCGATCCACGTCCCGGCAGTATTAAGCGCATCACGTGTAACCTTAAAACGATAAGGAAGTGGTGGAATGATAGAACCTGTAAGTCCACTAAAGGCATCAACTGACGACCATCCGCTGCACAATCGAGGTGAGCCGGAATTTGCAGAACCTAATCTTTCGCCGGTTGCAGTAGTAAGCGGAGCTTCGAGGTCATCAGTCAATGAAGTGCTAGTCTTGAGCGTAGGTATGCCACGAAAGCCAAACGGAGCGGAATTTTGAGGAACAAATCTATTGTAAACAGCCTCATTAAGTTGCACTCGAACTCGACTTGAGCGATTTGCATAACGACCCTTCACCACTACCCGTCTTTCGCTAACATCGCTCGAATCAAAATTGAAGCTAGCTTTTTTATCACCAATAAGCCTACCAATAAAATTTAGACTATCCGGGTCTAGATTACAACCGGAATATCTTTCCAAAACCTTACGATCCACATCCGTGTCATTAAAATCCCTTACCTGCACTTCAAAACTGGGATAAAGATAACTCTCATCAGTCGACGCTTTTATATTCGCAATGGAAATTTTGAATTCATCATTTGCGAATTCACCGTCCGATATAGTTTCAAAATAAAAGAGATCCCACTCTTTTCCACCCATAGGCTGCGAAATAAAATAAGACGTTTTGGGTGTTGTATATCTAGTATCAAACCTCCCAAAGGCATCAATATAATTAAGTCCCGCGCCGGCTTGATCTGATGAAGCAAACTCCGAACCAGAACACAATGCTATGCTACGACGGCCTGACCCAGCCACACCTGTTTCGGGGCCCTCTTCATTTCCCAGTGCTATTTGTGCCACCTGAGAATCTACAGCAAAATCATTATACAATAAGTGCTTCTTTTGTTGAAACTTGAGAGGATCAGTGTTTAAAATATTAGCAATATAATAATCACTCTCAGGATCAAGCGATGCTGTAAAGATCTTAAGTCCAGTCTGAGCGTCAGCCTGGCCAAAATTAATGCCATCTGAATTGGAAAGAACAAGCTTGAAAGCAAATGCCGGCATGTTCCCGTCCGCCGAATCATTAATCATTGCAGCATCATTCATAACGCTGTAGGCAGTGGGTGAATAGCCGGTATTATAATCCAAAACCTGGAAAGTAGAACCTGTGGCGGTGAAAAGAACAGCCCTCATCAGATTAATGTGATCATTACCAGAAGTTGTTCCCGGATAACTCTTATTATCACTGAATATTGGAAATCCCACAGTTTCCTTTGACGCTGAAACATATTGACGCGCACATAAAAACTGCACTACGCCAAGAGAGCGGCAATCAGTAGCGCCCTCGGCTACTGTTTGGCCATTTGCGTACGTTGATCCGGTAAGCACAAAACCTGTATTTTTAACAGTGCCTTGGGCTTGTGTTTTGTCAATCTCTGCCTGTGTTTTATTAGCACCGCATCCTAAAACTCGCATATATGTGCATGCCGCCCTATTTTTCAAAAACTCATTAACTGCGTACGGACCAAAACGTTCTGGAGCCAATGTACCAAATTTTGTTTCAAAATCTCTAAAGTTTCCTACTACGACAGGAATAAATGCCGGTCCCATTTTAGCCGTACCGATAACAGCTGCGGGAATACCTGATGGGGATGAAAATCGTTCTGAAAGATCGATCTCTCTATCAAAAAATCCAGGTGAACGAAAAGTTTGCTCAGCCATGTAGCTCTCCTATGTCCAAACTACTCGGAAAATAAATATCATTCCGATCTTCAAAAATACCTTTACAACTTCTGAATTACTCACAAATTAAATTTCCAGTGGAATCAAGCCCTTAAATTCAGGTAAAACTTCACCAGTAGCTAGATCCTTATAAGTAGCCTCTCCTTTTACAGTCGTTACTGAACTTTCCAACGGCACATCCATTTTTTTTCCTGTGAATGGATTCTTTTCAATTGCCGGAGCGCTGATGATTGGCTTTCCTGCCACGGCACCACCAAGTGAAACAGTCTTGGCTTCATCCTCTACAAGAGCATTGGCATCAGTGGAATCAACAGCTGCTGTTCCTCCCTCTCCTAAAATTTCAGAACCTGGAATGGCATCACCCTTTTGAGATAAATCGTCTAAAATAAAACTATCTGGATTACCAGAAGGT